CGATGTGTAGTAATAATATGTGGGTATTGGTATCATATTATGAAGATGGTGATTATTATTTACGGCATAGAGATGCCACTAATGATACAGCACTATTTTGGTTTAATGAAAAAGAGTTTAGTGGTGGTGATTTTACCTTTGATGACACTAACGAAACTATTAAATATAAGAACAACTCAATGATAATATTTCCCAATTGGGCAGATCATTCTGTATCTAAAGTTTCTGGAGAAGGTAGGTATTGTGTTACAGTGGGTTTGCATATAGTTCCAAAATGATAGAACTCTTACTAGCAAATATTTCTGGTGAATGGATTCAGAGAATAAGAGAGCATGAAGCTCAACAAGATAGAGCACCTATCGAAGATGTGATAAATAGCTCACTTGAGGATTTCAATGATGGGTGCAATGGTTCCACCGAGCAGAAAGAGCTGCTACAACTTCCGTGTTACGAAGATCAAGAAGGTCTTAGACGGAGATACGATAGATGTAATAATAGACCTAGGGTTCGACCTAGCGAAGACGGAGAGAGTGAGGATTGCTGGAGTGGACACACCAGAGAAGAGAACGAGGGACTTGGAGGAGAAGGCACTTGGATTAGATGCGACCAATTGGTTGAAGGGGAAATTAGAGGAGACGATTAAAGGAGATGAAGAACTCACTGTTAGAACTGAACTTAAGGGTGGCGTTGGGAAGTATGGTAGGCTTCTTGGTTGGCTCTATGTTGGCGACTCTGATCTTTCGTTAAACGAACAGATGATCACCGANGGATATGCTTGGGCATANGATGGNGGNACTAAGCAAAAGAACTTTGANGATCTTAGAGAGATTCGCAGAGCACATGGTACTCTAGTAGAATAATGAATAATCAGGATATCTACCTTGGTAACCCCAATCTAAAGAAAGCAAATACATCTGTTGAGTTTAATGCTGAACAGATACAAGAGTTTATCAAGTGTAAACAAGACCCAATATATTTTGCAAGGAACTATATTAAAATTGTATCCTTGGATGAAGGTCTTGTGCCATTTAAAATGTATGACTTTCAAGAGAAGTTAATTAGTAACTTCCACGAGCAACGATTCAATATATGTAAGATGCCAAGACAGACTGGTAAGTCTACTACCTGTGTGGCATACCTCTTGCATTATATTGTTTTTAATGATAGTGTTAATGTAGGTATCCTAGCAAACAAAGCAGCAACTGCCAGAGAACTACTTGGTAGATTGCAGACTGCTTATGAGAACTTGCCTAAGTGGATGCAACAGGGTATCTTATCCTGGAACAAAGGTAGTATGGAGTTAGAAAATGGATCAAAGATATTGGCAGCTTCTACATCTGCAAGTGCTGTCCGAGGCATGTCATTCAATATCATTTTCCTCGATGAGTTCGCCTTTGTCCCAAATCATATCGCAGAAGCGTTCTTTAGTTCTGTTTACCCTACTATTACTTCTGGTAAGTCAACGAAAGTCATAATGGTATCTACCCCCTGTGGTATGAATCATTTCTATAGGTACTGGCATGATGCACAAAGAGGTAANAATGAATACACTGCTACTGAAGTCCACTGGTCAGAAGTACCTGGTAGGGATGCTAAGTGGAAGGANCAGACTATTAAGAACACATCTGANCAACAGTTTAAGGTTGAGTTTGAATGTGAGTTCTTAGGATCTGTTGATACNCTTATTAGTGTAGTTAAATTAAGAAACCTTGTCTTTGAGGATCCAATACAAAATAATGGAAAGGGTTTGGTAATATACGAGAACCCCATAAAAGGGAACGATTATATTATTACGGTTGATACTGCGAGGGGGATTGATCATGATTACTCGTGTTTCATTGTATTTGATATTACCACATTCCCACATAGGACTGTGGCAAGGTATAGGAATAATGAAGTTAAACCTATGTTATTCCCCAACATTATAATGGATGTTGCCAATGCTTACAACCAAGCTTATGTTTTGATTGAGATTAATGACATAGGAGAACAGGTTGCAAGTATCATGAATTATGATTTGGAATATGAAAACCTTTTGATGTGTGCTATGAGGGGTAGGAATGGTCAGCAAGTAGGATCAGGATTCTCTGGTAGTAAGACACAGATGGGTGTCAGAATGACAGCAGCAGTTAAGAAGTTAGGTTGCTCTAACTTGAAAACTTTAATGGAAGATGATAAGATAGAAACACATGACTATGATATTATCGCAGAACTAACAACCTTTGTTCAAAAGAAACAATCATGGGAGGCAGAAGATGGTTGCCATGATGACTTAGCGATGTGTCTTGTTATATTTGCTTGGTTAGTAGCACAGGACTACTTCAAGGAAATGACTGACACAGATGTGCGGAAGCGTATCTACGAGGAACAGAAGAATCAGATTGAACAGGATATGGCTCCATTTGGATTCATACTAAATGGTACTGATGATGAAGATGAGTTTGTTGATGAGGAAGGTGATAGATGGGCAAAAGCAGATGAGTATGGGGAAATGAATTATATGTGGGAGTACAAATGAAACCAGTTAAATGGTCTGCTCAAGTACTCTTGGAGAGTAATAGACTTATGAAGGTGGAGTTTACATCACCATCTAATTTAAGAGAAGATGCAGAGCAAACTTGTAAAGCATTGTTTGGTGTATCTGATGTTCGTCAATTAACTAGGATTTGGTAATGAGAGTTGTTATTGTTAGTGGTGGATTTGACCCTATCCACAGTGGACATATTGAACACTTTAAAGAAGCAAAGAAGTTGGGTGATATCCTCATAGTGGGATTGAACTCTGATGAATGGCTAACTAGAAAGAAGGGTAAACCATTCATGCCCATAGAAGAAAGGATGGCAGTCATTCGAGAATTGAGAATGGTTGATAGTGCTGTAGCATTTAATGATGATAATAATAGTTCTATAGATCTTATTAAAAAGACTCTGGTACTATTTGATGATGTCTTATTTGCTAATGGTGGAGATAGGACACAAGATAATATACCAGAGATTGATGAGTTTGATAAAGACCCTAGAGTGCAATTTGCATTTGGGGTTGGTGGAACACATAAACAAAACTCTAGCAGTTGGATCTTAAAACAATGGAAAACGGATACACAAGAGAAATGATCAAGGAGATCTTAGGAACTTCTTGGCCTACTATGCCTGAAGATCATGAGACTGGTAATCAGATGAGGAGACGGAAGGGTAATGAGATGAGAGCAGGGATAAGACCTTACCCAAAGTATCCATCAAAGGAGTCAAGGATTGTAGATACTTCAGGTAAGTTTGATGAGAATGGGCAATACATATATCCAGAGGGATCTGGATTCAGCTATGTTCAATGGATTAAAGACAATCCTGACTCGACAGAAGCAGTATCAAGCACAAAAGTATCATGAGTATCTTGAGCGTCAGTATTACCTAGCGTGTCATATGGAGCATGACTATGATGGACCTAGAAGACCAGTTTGAACTCGGTGATTTACTACTGAGTGAAAGAAGATGTAGAGTCTGTGGTAGTGTTAAGAATTTAGTAGAGGATTTTTATCTTACACATAAAACAAGAACACATTTACCATCAAGGTATAGTTACGAATGTAAATCTTGTACAGTTAAAAGAATTACTAGTAGTAGAAAGAAAGATTCAGTTAACTGGGTATATCCTGATTGGTAGTGTTCGTGTATCGTTTCCCCGTTTAAAGGGCAGTAAATAATAAATAATCATAGACAATTGGAATCTATAGAGGAACAGTAAGATGCCCCTAAATTTAGCATCTCCTGGTATAGTTGTAAGAGAAGTTGACCTAACCAACGGTCGAGTCGATTCTGCATCGACTAAGACTGGTGGACTGGCAGCACCTTTTGCGAAAGGACCAGTAGAGACCCCAGAACTAATTGAAACAGAGGCTGATCTTCTGGATACCTTTGGACAACCATATCCTAAGGATAATCATTATGAGTACTGGTTAACTGCTTCATCCTATCTCGCCTATGGTGGTGTGATGAGGGTGGTTCGTGCAGATGATGAAGAACTCAAAAATGCATATGTAGGTGTTGCTGCAAGTGTTAAGATTAAAAGTCCTGAGGACTACACTAACATGCAGTACAATGAGAATACCATTGCTGGTGTTGTTTATGCTGCTAAGAACCCAGGTTCTTGGGCAAATGGTGTTAAGGTAGCAACCATCGATAGTAAAGGTGACCAGATATTAAGTGGTGTTGGTACTGTTTCCGTCTTAGGATATGGTTCTACTGTTACTCCTGTAGATGCTATAGATTTAAAAGTTGGTTATGCTGTAACACAAACTGTTCCTGCAAATACAGTTATCGCTGGTTCAGGTTCTACTAGTGTTCTTGATGGATACTTTAAAGGACAGATCGTTGAGGTAGGTAATAACGAAATTACCGTTAAGATGATCTCCCATGTATCTGCTGGTGGTACAGAAACTGCTGTTGATTATCAACAGGGCGGTACTTACCAATTCCAAGAAGCAAGTAGTCTTGGTATTCACACTGGTGAGATAAGACGCTACGGTAGTTGGCATGGTCTTAGTTCTGGTGTATATCCAGGTTTGTTAGATTACACTTCATCTGTAGACTGGTTCGATCAACAGTCCATTTCATTGAATAATGGTGCTGTAATTAAATGGAACCAATTAGCAGACAAGCCAGGAACTAGTTCATATGCTGCAAATAGAAATTCAAGATTTGATGAAGTTCATGTAGTTGTCTATGATGACAACGGTACTATCACTGGTAACTCAGGATCAGTACTAGAGAAATTTACTAATTTATCTAAAGCAAAAGATGCACAGTATTCTGCTGGTTCATCTTCTTACTGGAGAAAAGTTATCGAAGTAGGTTCTAGGACTCTCTTCGCTGGTGGTGCTCCTGCTGGTATTACTACTACAGGATTCTCTGACGATCTGTGGGATGTGTTTGGAGACGGTGGATGGGATCAGGATACTGAGAACATTACCTTTAGTTCTATCGGTAATTACGCTGTATCACTTTCAGGTGGTAAGAACTACAACGGTATCTCCACAATTACTGAACCAAATGCACTTAACTTAGATATCGGTGCTCTCTCAGAGGCATACGATTATCTCCGCAACCCTGAAGAGATAGATGTTGACTTCTTACTCCAAGGTTGCTCTAATCATGGTAAGCATGAAACACAAGCATTAGGTAACAAACTTATTGAGATCGCTGAGTTTAGAAAGGATGCTATTGCATTCCTATCACCTTGGAGAGGATCTTTCCTAAGTGCTTCTGGAGATGGTGAATCACTAACATTGAACACAGATACTGTAACTGATAACATTGTTAAGTACTACTCTCCTATAACATCAAGTTCTTATGCCATACTCGATAGTGGTTATAAGTACATGTATGACAGGTTTAATCAACAGTTCAGATATGTTCCTATGAATGGTGACATTGCTGGCACATGTGCTAGAAATGACATCAATAACTTCCCTTGGTTCTCACCAGGCGGAACTGCAAGAGGTGCTATTCTGAATGCTGTTAAACTAGCATACACCCCAAACAAAGTTCATAGAGACAAACTATACTCTAACAGAATTAACCCAATCATCTTCTCACCTGGTGCAGGTATCATCCTCTTCGGTGACAAGACTGGATTAGGTAGATCTTCTGCCTTTGACAGAATTAATGTTCGCCGATTGTTTATCTTCATTGAGAAGGCAATCGCTGCTGCTGCAAAGGATGTACTCTTTGAGTTTAACGATGAGATCACAAGGATCAACTTTATTAATATCGTTGAACCATTCCTTCGTGATGTACAGTCCAAGCGTGGTATTCAGGATTTTGTCGTTATATGCGATGAGACCAACAACACCCCTGCTATCATTGACAGCAATGAGTTTGTTGCTGACATCTATATCAAACCAGCAAGATCTATTAACTTCATCGGACTAACCTTTGTTGCTACACGCACAGGAGTTTCCTTTGACGAGGTTATTGGAAAAGTTTAATTAACTCACAGGTAAAAGACTAATGGCAATCAATTCCCAAAACCCACCGAAGACCTCGGAAAGGACTATTGATAAGTTCAAGTCCAGGTTAACTGGTGGTATTGCAAGACCTAATCTGTTTGAGGTGGTTCTTGCATTCCCTGATGGCGTAGTAGATGCGTCAGTAGCAGACATAGATCCTAAGACAAGATTCCTTGTCAAGGCAGCTGCACTACCAGCATCTAATATTGCTCCAATCAGCGTACCTTTCAGAGGTCGTCAGCTAAAGATTGCAGGAGACAGGACATTCGATGAGTGGACTATCACTGTAATTAACGACACTGACTTTGCTATCAGAGGTTCCTTCGAGAGATGGATGAACTCCATGTCTAAGGTATCTGATAATGCAGGTAACATTAACCCAGAGGATTATACAAGAGATGCATTTGTATACCAACTCGGACGCTCCGCAGTTGATTCAGCATCACAATCTTCTGACCAAAATATGCCAGTACTAAGGACTTATAAGTTCTATAGTATCTTCCCAACTAATGTATCTCAGATTGATCTTTCTTACGATTCATCTGACTCTGTTGAAGAGTTTACTGTAACCCTACAGGTTCAGTGGTGGGAAGCTTCTGGAAATGGCGGTGATGTGGGTTGATAAATAGACCTGTATAGGTATCAACTATTTGCAATGTCACGGTTATTTGGATTTTCTATTGAGGATAAAGATGATGCACCTAAGGGTGTAGTATCCCCCATTCCGCAGACAGGCGAGGATGGGGTTGATTATTATATACAGTCTGGGTTTAGTAGTCAGGTTATAGATTTAGAAGGAATTTATAAAGACGAGCATCAGGCAATAAAGAAGTATAGAGAGATGGCACTCCACCCTGAGGTGGATAATGCGATAGAAGATATTGTTAATGAAGCAATAGTATCAGATACTAATGATTCTCCTGTAGAGATTGATCTGGATAATCTTAATGCGTCTGACGGCATCAAAGATAAAATTAGAGTAGAGTTTAAACATATCAAAGATCTATTAGATTTTGATTCTAAGGCACATGAAATTTTCAGGAACTGGTATGTTGATGGCCGAATTTATTACAACAAAGTAATAGATATCAAAAAACCAAATGACGGTATACAGGAATTAAGATATATCGATCCTATGAAGATGCGATATGTGCGTAAGGAGAAAAAGAAAGATGGTGATGGTGCTGGTGGAGTTTTTAATAATAACAATGTTCATGAATCTCAGAAGGTACACTTCCCTAAAATAGAAGAGTACTTTATGTACACACCAGTACCTCGTTATCCTACCAACATGGTGGCAGGTGGTGGTGCTGCATTACAAGGAGTTAAACTTGCAAAAGATTCGATTACATATTGCACTTCTGGTCTTGTTGATAGGAATAAAGGTACATGCCTTTCTTATCTCCAAAAGGCAATTAAGTCACTCAATCAACTCCGCATGATTGAGGATAGTCTAGTTATCTACAGACTATCTCGTGCTCCAGAAAGAAGGATATTTTATATCGATGTAGGTAACCTTCCTAAGATTAAAGCGGAACAATACTTAAGAGATGTAATGTCTCGTTACAGAAATAAACTAGTATATGACTCAAACACAGGTGAGACAAGAGATGATAAAAAATACATGTCCATGCTTGAAGACTTCTGGTTACCTAGAAGAGAGGGTGGAAGAGGAACAGAAATTACAACACTCCCAGGTGGACAGAACCTTGGGGAGTTGGCTGACATTGAGTATTTCCAATCTAAGTTGTACAGATCTTTGGGAGTACCTGAATCTAGAATCGC